ACCCCCCGTCTCTTTTAAAATCGGCGTAGCAAAAATTTTTTGCGTAAAAATTTTGAGTTTGGTATAAATTGCCACCAACGGTTAACAAACCTGCGGAAACAGTATGTCTCTAGAGATCGAACCTGAAGTCGGTGTAGCGATTTCAGAGAAAGCTCCTAATCTTGACCTTCGGACTCGCGTAGAAGCCGCGAGTAACACCGCCGCTATGCTCTCTGAACACGGGCTAGAGGTGGAACCGACCGCAGAAGACAACGATATTGCCGCCAAATTGACCTTGGCCTACGCAGATGACCCCGACAAGACGTCTAAAAAGGTGAGTGCCAAGCGTGCATCGTCGTTACCCCCTGCCGCATTGATGGCAACACACGGAATATTGACCCAGTTCGGCCATTCAGTGGTTGAAAGTGCCACCCAAGTGCGTCATTTGGTGACCAACAAGCTAATTGAAGAGACTGAGAACCCTGACCCACGCGTCAGAATCCGTGCATTGGAGCTGTTGGGTAAGATTTCGGACGTAGGTCTGTTCACAGAGAAGGCTGAAGTCACCATAACTCACAAAACAACGGACGAATTGCGCGAGAGCCTGCGTGCAAAGCTAGAAAAAATCATAAAACCCGACGAAGAAGCCGAAGATGCGGTCATTATTGACGGCGATTCCATCGATGTGGACGAAGAATTGGGGTTAACGGATGGCTGAACCAGCGTTGGACTTCTCAGACGAGGACATACAGACGCTATTAGACAATCTGGAGGCGTTTTCCGCCGACGAGATCGCTGAAATAGAGAAAATCACGGGTGAATTGTCCGCGAGGAAGGAGAATAAGGCCGCATACAACGATCTGATCGCGTTTTGCCAGCTTATGATGCCTGAGTTCATCGTAGGTAAGCATCACCGGATACTGGCAGACATGCTGATGGCGATCGAATCGGGCGATAAAGACCGTGTTTGCGTCAATATACCCCCTCGCCACGGCAAATCTCAGCTTGTTTCTATCTTCTACCCAGCGTGGTTTTTGGGTAGAAATCCCAATAAAAAGGTCATGATGGTGTCCCACACCACGGATCTGGCCGTGGATTTTGGCCGGAAAGTACGTAACCTAATTGCTACGGATCAGTATAAAAGTGTATTTCCTACCACGTCACTCGCACAGGATAGTAAGTCAGCAGGTAGATGGAACACGAACGTCGGCGGCGAATACTACGCGTGTGGTATTGGTAGTGCTCTTGCTGGTCGCGGTGCCGATTTACTTCTGGTCGATGACCCTCACTCTGAGCAAGACGTCATCAATGGCAACTTCGAGGTATTCGAGAAGGCATACGAGTGGTTTACCTTCGGTGCTAGAACCCGTTTGATGCCCGGCGGACGGGTAGCCATTATCCAGACACGCTGGCACATGGACGATCTGACAGGGCGTGTGACAAACGACATGTCTAAGAATGCGCGTGCTGACCAGTACGAGGTGGTGGAGTTCCCTGCGATCCTAGAGGTTCAGAACAAGAAGACGAAGAAGTACGTCGAGAAACCCCTGTGGCCTGAGTTCTTTGACCTTGAGGCGCTCCTGCGTACCAAGGCATCTATGCCGACGTTCCAGTGGAACGCGCAGTATCAGCAACAACCCACCGCAGAAGAGGCGTCAATCGTCAAACGTGAGTGGTGGAACATGTGGGAGCAGGACAATCCGCCTCCGTGTGAGTACATTATTATGTCGCTGGACGCGGCGGCAGAGACCCATAACCGTGCCGATTACACCGCACTGACGACGTGGGGGGTGTTCCTCAACGAGGAGACTAGCGCCTATAACGTCATCCTGCTGAACAGTATTAAGAAGCGGATGGAGTTTCCTGAGCTGAAACAGATGGCGATGGAGGAGTATCAGGACTGGGACCCCGATGCGTTTATTGTGGAGAAGAAGTCTGCTGGTACGGCGTTGTATCAAGAGATGCGACGGATGGGCCTGCCTGTGTCAGAATACACACCGCACCGTGGCTCAGGTGATAAGATGGCACGGTTGAACTCTGTTGCGGACATTGTGGCGTCAGAGTTAGTGTGGGTACCACCGACGCGGTGGGCGGAAGAAGTGGTAGAAGAAATTGCTGGATTTCCGTTTATGAGCCATGATGACCTCGTGGACTCAACGGTGATGGCCCTGATGCGATTCAGGCAGGGAGGATTTATCCGCTTGCCCACAGACGAACCAGATGAACCACGGTACTTTAAACGTCGAAGTGGCGGGTATTATTAAGAGGCTAGGACATGGCTATAGAAAAAGGAATGTACTCCGCGCCAGAAGGCATGGATGAGATCGCTGAACAGGAAGGGTCTGAACTAGAAATTGAGATCATTGACCCTGAAGCGGTCATCCTCGACGACGGGTCGATGGAGATTACCTTGATCCCTGATGCGGGTATTGAGGATATGATGGCGTTTGACATCAACCTTGCCGAGGTACTGGACGAATCACATCTACAAGAGATATCGAGTGAGCTGACTGGCCTGATTGAGTCAGACATTGACGGTCGTAAAGAGTGGGCTGATACCTTTGTAAAGGGTCTGGATGTGCTGGGCTTTAAGTACGAAGAGCGTACTGACCCGTGGGAAGGCGCGTGTGGTGTCTATTCTACGATCTTGGCGGAAGCGGCTATCCGGTTCCAAGCCGAAACCATGTCAGAGACGTTTCCTGCCGCCGGTCCTGTAAAAGTTAAGATTCTGGGGGAAGAGTCTAAAGAGAAGGAAGAGGCCGCTCAACGCGTTAAAGCGGACATGAACTACGAGTTGACGGAGCGAATGGTCGAGTACAGACCTGAGCACGAGCGACTCTTATATAGCCTAGGACTCTCTGGTTCGGCGTTTAAGAAGGTTTACTACGACCCCAATATGGGACGTCAGGCCGCTATCTATATTCCCGCAGAAGACGTTATCGTGCCTTACGGCGCAAGTCACATCGAGACTGCGGAGCGTGTAACGCATGTTATGCGTAAGACTAAGAACGAGTTGCGTAAGCTACAGGCGGCTGGGTTCTATCGTGACATCGAGTTGAACGAGCCACAGCCCTACCACTCTGATATTGAGGAGCGTAAGGCAGAAGAAGGTGGGTTCTCGCTCACAGATGACAACCGCTATGCGTTGTATGAAGTGCACGTGGACATGGTCATTGAAGGTCTGGATGACTCAGAGGACGACATCGCCAAGCCGTACGTGGTGACTATCGAGCGTGGTAGCGGTGAGATCCTAGCGATACGCCGAAACTGGAACGAGATAGACCCGCTACAGCTCAAGCGTCAGCACTTTGTACACTACGTTTACGTCCCCGGATTTGGCTTCTACGGCCTTGGATTGATCCACATCATCGGGGGATACGCCAAGGCGGGAACGTCGCTCATACGGCAGTTGGTGGACGCTGGTACGCTGTCTAACCTGCCCGGTGGACTCAAGTCTCGTGGCCTACGAATCAAGGGTGATGACACACCGATAGAACCCGGTGAGTTTAAGGACGTTGATGTACCCAGCGGCTCTATCCGTGACAACATCATGCCACTTCCCTACAAGGAGCCAAGTCAGACACTGCTTGCGCTCCTGAACCAGATCACGAACGAAGGGCGTCGTCTGGGTGCTATCTCTGACATGAACATCTCTGACATGTCGGCTAACGCGCCTGTAGGCACAACCCTCGCGCTCCTAGAGCGAACTCTCAAGCCAATGGCGGCAGTACAGGCACGTGTCCACTACGCCATGAAGCAAGAGTTCAAGATGCTCAAGGAGATCATGGCGGAGTACGCCTCGCAGGAGTACGGCTATGAGCCGATCCGTGGTGAGGTGAGCGCGCGTCAGATGGATTATGCGATGGTGGATGTTATCCCCGTCAGCGACCCGAACTCATCCACTATGGCCCAGCGAGTCGTACAGTACCAAGCGGTATTGCAGATGGCACAAGCCGCACCTCAGATCTACGATCTGCCACAGCTACACAGGCAGATGATCGAGGTACTAGGCGTCAAAAACGCCGACAAGCTGGTCCCCACAAAGGACGACGCAAAACCGACCGATCCGGTCAGCGAAAATATGGACGCACTGACGGGCAAACCCCTACGTGCGTTTATCTACCAAGACCATCAAGCTCACATCGCGGCGCATACATCCTTTATGCAGGATCCCTCGATTGCGGCTATGATCGGACAAAACCCTCAAGCCAAGCGAATCATGGCGTCTCTACAAGCGCACATCGCGGAACACCTTGGGTTCAAGTATCGCCAAGATATCGAAGAGAAGTTGGGGGCACCGCTCCCACCACCCGGCGAAGAGCTACCAGAGCAGATCGAGGTGGAGTTGTCACGCCTCGTAGCTGATGCAGGCGCACAGCTCATGCAAGGTAACAAGCAGAAAGCCGCCGCGATGCAAGCGCAACAGCAAGCCAAAGATCCGGTCATGCAACAGAAGCAGGCTGATTTGCAACTCAGAGCGCAGGAAGTCCAGCGCAAGGCCGCGAAAGACCAGCAAGATTCTCAGCTCAAACAAGCTGAACTGCAACGCAAAATGCAGAAGGATCAGATGGACGCCATGTTGGATGCAGAGAAGCTCAAACTGGACCAACAAGAACTTCAGATGGACGCGCAACAAGATGCCGCGCGGCTCGATCTTGAATTAGCCAAATTATCGGATCAACCAAAATGAGGTGAGTAATGCCTAAAACCGTCTTTGACGTGCTTACAGATAAAATCGACGAGCAAGTCTCGTCTGCACATACTTTCGTAGCGGGGGGTGTCCCACAAGATTACGCCAGCTACAGAGAAGTTGTTGGACTTATTCGGGGTCTGGAGTCCGCAAAATTAATCATAGAAGACCTCTCGCGTAACTTTATGGACAATGATGATGACTAACACTCAGCCGCTAAAATTGCCTGATGCTCCAAAGAAAGAAATCTCCGATGCTGAATGGGAACAACAACTCCCAAAACCTGCCGGATACCGCTTACTTATCGCGCTACCTGAAGTAGAAGAGTTCTACGACGGGGGCCTTCTCAAGACCACCAACTCCAAGCAAAAGGAGTACATCCTATCGATTATGGGTATTGTCGTAGACATGGGTGAAGGTGCTTATGGGGATAAAGAACGGTTCCCTGAAGGTCCGTGGTGTAAGGAAGGTGACTACGTGATGTTTCGTATGAACACCGGCACACGGTTCACGGTCAATGGCAAAGAGTTTCGTTTGATGAACGATGACTCTATTGAAGCCGTAATTCCTGATCCCCGTGGGATCATGGCAGTATAGGAGATAGACAATGCCTTTTCAGAAAGTAGAGTTCGAGTTTCCGCATGATGAAAACGGAAGCGAGAAAAATTTAACTATCGAGGTCGAGGGTTCAAGTGCAGAGACCATTGATACTAAAGGTAAAAAACCTGAAGCACCGGCTCCAAGCGAGGCGGATTCTTCTGATGACGGATTTGAGATTGAGGTGGTTGACGATACGCCGAAGGCCGACCGCAACCGAAAACCTTCAGATCCGCCCGAAGATGTTACGGACGAAGAACTTGAGGATTACTCCGAGAAAGTTCGGCGACGTATTCAACACTTTAGCAAGGGATATCATGATGAGCGTCGAGAGAAAGAGAAGGCGCTTAGAGAACGTGAAGAGCTAGAACGGTTATCTCAACGCCTTGTTGAAGAGAACAAGAAGCTCAAGGATAGTGAACACAAGAGTCAGACGGCTCTGCTTGAGAACGCCAAGAAGTCGGCTGAAGCAGAGATCAATGCCGCTAAACGCGCTTACAAACGTGCGTACGATGCGGGTG